ACTAACAAAGTGGCGACGGAGAAACTAGACGACTTGCTCGAAGCGGTTGTTAAGGCGCTCCCGGCTTACGCGCGTATGTTGCCAACTGGAACACCTTACGAAATGCAAACTAACAACGCTAGTTATCTGGCGATAAATGTCCCTATTGAACTTGAAATAACAATTTAGAAAGGTGCCAATTATGGCCGCTTCAACACGCATCACCGCCAAAAACATCGTCTTCAAAATCGGAACAACCGATTACGCTTGCGATGCCAACATGGTTGAACTAACTCTCGACGACGCTCCCGGCGACGTTCAGACCTTTTGCGAAGTTCGCCCGGGTGGCGAATGGAAACTAAATCTAGAGGGTATTACCTCGGGAGCCGCAACAAGCCTTTACCAAGTACTTTGGGCTAACTTCGGTACTAAGGTAGCGTTTACCATCGCCCCGGCCGGCAACGCATCACCGGCGACCGGCCAACCACACTACACCGGAACCGCCATCTTTGACCAGTTGCCGCCGCTATCAATGACAAGCAACGAAACAGTTAAGTTCACCGTTGCGCTAACCGTAGACAACGCCGTACACGACCCGGCTAACGACATCTACTACGGCGTGACTATCGACGTCACACCCTAACAATGTCTAACGCCTCGGGAATCAAAATCAAGGGACTTAAATCCGGGGTTAAAGCGTTGCAAAGTATCGGGGTACCGGCGGCAGAAATTAAAGCCGCCGGTACTAACGCCGGTGAAATCGTAGCGTCGGAAGCTCGGGGACTTGCACCGGTAAGAACCGGCCGACTACGCGACACCATCCGAGTTAGTAAGTCGTTAAACAAAGTTTCGGTTAGCGCCGGTAATGGTGGCAAAGTGCCTTACGCAAACCCTATCCATTGGGGTTGGTATAAGAAACACATTAAACCGCAACCGTTTTTTATAAAGGCTCTAGGGCTCACCCGGGACGAAGTCTACCGAAACTATTACGCGGCAGTTGATAAACTAATTGCAGACAATTCCACGAAGGGCACAGGAGATTAAATTGAGCAACGAACTAACCATCTTAGACATTTTGACACTTGACGAAATTGAAACAATCGAAACGATTACCGGCAAAGGCTTAGACGAAGTTTTTGGCTCGGGCAAAATGATTACCGGCAAAGAAGCCAAAGTCATTATCTGGCTATTGCAAAAGCGAACTAATGCCGACGCCAAGATTGAAGACGGCGGCAAAATGACGCTTAGGGAATCGGCCGCATTTATGACCGGCTACCTCGATAATTTAAAAGCAAAGAACTAACAGAAAAGGCGGCGACCCGAATGGCGAACTTTTGTTTAGCGACCGGGTTAGCGCCGACCGAGTACCGCAAACTAACTTGGGTGGAATACCTAAGTTTCATAGACCAGATTGAGAGAGCCGGCTAATGTCACTTGTACTAAATGTCGAAATCTTAGGCGAGTATAAAGACCTAACCCGGGCAACTAAAGGCGCTCAAAGTGACCTAAACACTCTCGACGATAAAATCGGCGGTTTCAGTAAATCCGCTAAGGCCGCGTTTCTCTCAATCGGTGCCGGGCTATCGTTCGCGTTCATCGCCCGGGAGCTTGGCGACGCCACTAAGGCCGCCGTCGAAGATACCAAAAGCCAAGCCCTATTGGCCAAACAACTTGAAAATACTACCGGCGCAAACAAAGACCAAATCAAAAGCGTCGAAACCCAAATCACTAAATGGCAAGCCCTAAGCGCCGTAGCCGACGATAAACTTCGCCCGGCTTATGCGAGCCTTGTCCGCTCTACCGGCTCAACAACTGAAGCCACGAAACTTATGGGTATCGCCATGGATGCCGCCGCCGGCACCGGTAAGAACCTAGACGCCGTCGCGTTGGCTCTAGGTAAAGCCGTGAACGGTAGCGACACCGCGCTTATTAAACTTATCCCGTCCCTTAAAGGCGTCAAAGACCCAATGGCCGAACTTGAGAAACAATTCGGCGGCATGGCCGAAGCGGCCGCGGATACCGACCCATACGCCCGGATGCAAGTTATTTTTGGGGAACTACAAGAACAAATCGGTATGGCCTTGTTGCCGAAACTATTAGAGTTTTCGAAATGGTTAGCGACGCCAGAAGGTGCCAAGAAACTACAAGACATCACCGACGGAATTGTAAAAATCTTGGGCGCTCTTGTCGGCGTTGTCGATTGGGTTATGGCTAACGGTGATTGGCTCGCGCCCCTAGTTGTTGGCATCGGTGCCGTGACTGCCGCTTGGGTTATTACCCGGGGAGTAATCGACGGAGTTCGCGCCGCCATCGGTTTAGCAACTGCCGCGCAACTAATTTTTAATACTGCCGCCAATGCTCCGACGGGAATGGGTGGAGCCGGGAAACTTGCGCCACTTGCAACCGGATTAGCCGTAGCCGGAACCGCCGCCGCCGTCTTGTCACTTGGTGGCGACGTTGCAAAGGCCGGCACAACCGGCTCGCCGTACTTACCTAAAACCGGTAGCACCGCCCGGACAACACTTACCGGCGCTAAACCCGTTAGCAACTTGCCGCTACTTGGTAAAGGCGCGACCGTCGTCAATGTAAACGTTAAGAACGTCACCGACGCCCCGGCGATTATCAAAAGCGTTGCACAATTTCAAAAATCAACCGGCACGTCATTAGCTCAGGCTCTACGATGAGCGTTATCGCCGGGTTTGACATCGCCCAAAATCTTAAAGTAGAAATGTTTCTACCGACGGCCATTTACAACCCGTTTATTTTGGGTATAAGTCTTATGGGTGGCAACGATGTTTTAGATGGCGACTTGAACCCCCAAGCGGATTGGGCTTGGATACCTATCGAAGCGACCGTCAGCGACGTTCAAATTAGTGTCGGCGGCTCCGTTCAATCTAACTTGTATTTTCAACCCGACTCCGGAACTTTAGACGTCACTCTTCAATCGTATTTATACGACCCGTCGATTAATTCATCTATCCGAGCCGGTGCAGAAATCCGGGTAAGAATCGAAAACGGAACCGTAGACGAAACACTTTTTAAAGGCTTCGTGGATACTATCGACGTGCAGTATTACGTCCAAAATAGCCAACCGAACATTATCAAAATTAAAGCGTTCGACGCTTACAAACGTTTAGTAAATACACGCTTACCAATTTTTGACACAACAGACCCAATCATTTACCCGGACGGTTTCGCGACACCGCTCGAAGTTTTGGAAGAAGTTGTTTTCGCCGCCGGGTATGCGATGGATGGCTCAAGTATTGACGTGCCGGGCAAAATACCTAGCGAACTTAGAACCGACGTTATCGCATCGAACTTTATTAACGACGCCGTGCAAGTTGGCCTCGGCCTTGTTTGGATTAATCAAGCAACGACCGAGCTCGTATTGAAAGACCGACCTAGCCCGGGTGGAACAATCCCGGCGGACACTTACACCGTCGGAAACAATCACGGCGACCCGTATCACCTTTGTATGAGCGACGTACAAGTCGCCGGCAACGCGGACGCCGTTTATAACAGCCTAAAAGTGTCGCTAACATCCGACGCGAATACTTACGTCGTTGTCAAAGACGAAGGCACAATAGCCCTATACGGTGAAACAGCGACCGACGTCGAACTAAACACAACAGACACAACAGAACTAACGCGATGGGCTACACACGTCTTTAACCAATCACCGACCAAGCTCGTCGAGCAAGTGACGACCCCGGCCGTCGACCGGCAAGGCAACCTAACCGAAGCGGCCATAATGACACCCGGCACACTTATCGGAGTGAAGTACACCCGCGCACCGTTGGCAATCGACGCCTACTACACGACAACACGCGTTAGCCATTCGATAGACCCTAAGAATTGGTTAACTACTATGGAACTATGGAAAGAGTAAGACATGGCCTATAAAGTTTTCGTGAACGGGTTTAACCTATCCGCGCCCGAGGTAAACACTTACCTTATGAACCAGTCCGTTATGGTATTCGCGGACACCGCCGCACGTCTGGCCGCGTTGGCTACCCCGTCCGACGGTATGGTGACTTTTCTAATCGACTCTAACGCGTTGCAGTATTACATCACCGCGCT